CGCGATGTGGGAGGCGCGGGCGGAATCGACATCGAAGGCGGACGGCGAAACGAGAGATCCGGTTCCCGTCACGAGCTGAGAGGACGTACCGCCAGTGGTCGCGTAAGCCTGTGCGGAAATCGTCCCTCCAGTGGTCAAAGAACCTACTGTAACTGTGCCGGTTGCCGACAATGCCCCAGTAATCGTGGCTCCCGTAGACGTTGCGGATACGATGATTGTGCCCCCCACATCCAGGACTGATTTCGTGCTCCCATTGATTCCGGAAATCGTCCCGTCATTGGCCGCGAGCCAGGACCAGTTGGCCGCGCTGGGAGTCGCGACAGATCCGCCGTAGAACGCCTGCCAGGCGGAGAGGGTCGCCAAGCCGCGAAACAGCCCCTGGGGGGTGGTGAGGATGCCTGTGTAGGTGGGATTCGCGACGGGGAGATAATCCGTATTTGCCACAGCATTGCCCAGCGTGGACGAGCCGGTCCATTTCGCCATGGCATTGGTTACGCCAGATCCACCTCGGATGTAGTTGATGAGGGCCTTCGCGCTGTCGGAGAGGCCTGCCACCTTCGCGGTGTCCGCGATGTGGGAGGCGCGCACGCTGTCCGACGAGGTGATCCAGTGGTGGGCGTTCGCGGCGAGGCTGTCTCCGATGAGGGAGGAGACCTGGGCGGAGTCGATGCTGGAGGCCCCGGGACAACTCCCCCAGTACTCGTCCATCGACGCGCCTTGCGTGAGCAGGCAGGACCCCGCCGCCTGGCCGTAGGTGCCAGGGACGAACGTCCACCCGTCGACATGGGCCAGCGAGACCGTCCCCCCGGAGTACTGGAGAGGATAGCGGTAGCTCTGTGCGGCCACCAGGGAAGCGAGAAGGAGAAGGATTCTCATGGAACGCCTCATGCTGGAGGGAATGCGATGTCCAGGGTATGCGTGCCCTGGGTGTAGTTGTGGTCGGCTTGGACGATGATGCCGTAGCCGGTGGAGTTCAGCGCGGGCATCTGGCGCCCATCGAGCATCGCGGTGTTCGGCTTGTACCGGGCCCCGCACTGCGCTTGAGCCGCCGCCGAATCGTTGCCGGAAATCACCTGCTTCAGGTATCGCGGGCGGTCGCAAAGCCAGCGGATCCGTTCCCCAAGATCCGGGTCCACCGTGGTCCAGAGGACGCCGAGCGTGTCGGCGTCCTGGACCGAATCGTAGGTGAGTGAGGTCGAACGGAGGATTCCGGTTTTGAGGAAGACGTTCCGGCAGAAGGTCCACAGGGCAAGCCCCTTGGTATTCCCTGTGCTATCCCAGCCCACGAAAAAGAAGGCGTCCGGCTTGCCTGATGGATAGGCTACGTTGACGTTTTGGATGTAGGCCGAACTCAGGTACTGGCCTCCGAACAGATTGTACTGCACGATGATGATCGTCGCCACGTCCTCGATATTGCCCAGGGCAAGCTCTGGGAAATTCTGCTCCACATTGTCATTGGACCCGTCGAGCGTCATCGCGGGCATCTCCCCGGAGAAGGCCCACCACTCCTCGGCGATCTTCCGCGCGGCAGCATCTGCGTTGGTGCCGCTGTAGTCGTTGGTGGTGTCAGTCGGCGGATCGAAGGCGATGCCCCACGACTGGAGGTTGATGTAGTGCGTCCCGCCCGTCCATTGGACCGGGTTCCATGTCTGGATGTTTCCGTTGTAGATGTTCCGGCGAGTTCCCCCGAAGTACCGGCCTCGGAGATTCGCCAGAGCCTGGTTCGGCGTCAGCGTGCCCCAGGGGATCCATGTCGATCCGGCTGGTTGCCCTCCATAGGTGGAGGTGATGATGTTGCCATCTTGAGTCCCGACCACCCACCCATTGGGGGTATAGACGACGCTCGATCCGTAACCCTGGGTGCCGCCCATCGAATCATCGGCGTCCTGGAACATCAGTCCGTAGCTCGCACCGTCACTGGTTGACCAGATTTTGAAACCAGTCGTGGTCTGCCCGGTGACGATGGCGTTGGAGCCCGACGTGGTGACCCCGACGGCATCGATCGAGGACCCCGCGACATCGAGCGTGACTGCCGTCCAGGTTCCTGCGAGCGCGTTCGCTTGGCTCGCGTAGTAGGCTTTCCCACCCGCTCCGACGGCGATGTAGACCGCGCCCCCAGCACCCGAGGCCAGCCACGCAGCCCCGTACACAAACCCCGTGATGGCAGATGCCGTGGCGGTGGCCCAGGAGGTCAGGTTCGTGGACTTCGCGATCTTTCCGATATCCCCGAAGGCGATGTAGTTGGTCCCGTCGAAAGCCACATCATAGCAGACGGACAGGCCTGTAGAGATCGGAGCCGACCAGATAATTCCGTCCGTGCTGCTGCGGATCGTACCGTCAGAGAAGCAGCAGACGAAATGCGTCCCCAGGAACCGGGCGCGCGTCGGTGTAGCTCCTCCCATCCCGAACGCCCCGGCTTGCCATGCGCCGCCCGTGTAGACCCATGCAGCGGAGACCACGGGCCCCGAGGTTGGCGTATCCTTCCCAACGGAGACCCAGACGCCAGCCCCGTAGGCGCTCCCGGTGATCTGGATGGCGCCACCCGTGCTCGGATTGGGAAGCGTCAGGGGCGTCCAGTTCTGCGAGCCGTCGGCGGCGATGGGGGATGTCCCTTGGCCCCCGGCGAGCACGTTCCCCGCGCCGTCCGTGGCGAGTACCGCGCAGGAGGCTCGCGTCCAGAACGGGTAGACGGTGGCGTAGATCGATGAAAACCCGATTTTGTAGAATGCCCAGATGAAGATTTCGCGGATCTTCCATGTATAATTCAGCTCTAGATTGTTCAGATTCCACGGGATTAAAGCGGGAGCTTTTTCCGCATTGAATGAAGTGATATCATTGAAAATAGAATACCAGTTCGGAGTCGTGCGGTTCCTGTCTGCTACGTTCTGCACTGTTAACGAATACGTCGGGCCATTCGTAAACGCCGTCCCAGTGTAATCCTTTTCAAATGCGCCTTGCAGGAATAACCCGAAAGGCTGATTAAATCTGCCCGTCGAATCTGTTGCGGTTGCAATGTGCGATGTCTCTGCGCTAAAGAAATCCGCATCAATCGCCAATATACCCAAAGCGATGTGCAATCTTGTCGCGAAATCCGCCAAAGATCCACCCGGGACTAGCGAATCATTTAACGTCATAGAAACGGGTTCGGATCCTCCATTCCATCCGATGCTAGGATCAAGCACAATATCGGATAGATTTCCGACCGCTGTACCAGACCATCCAGTGCCAACGGGTATATTGACCTCAAACGCTCCGACATGCACTCCTGGTGTAGCCCCATCAAATGTCAATGGGATGCCCGTGATTGGAGAACTGGTTACAAAGTCAGAAGAACTAGCCATTCCTGGTTTTAGAACCGATAATTGTCCGTCAAATGATGATTGTCCAGATATTCGCACAGTCCTTTGATTCCGCGCGAGTCCTTCGAGGAGATATTGCCCGTTTGAGATACACACAGATTTTGGAACAGCGTAGATCTGAACCTGTGTCCCATCTATTCCGCGTGGGAATAGTGGTTTTCCGTTTTGGTCTTGGAGGTTGAACCAGACGCAAGAGTATTCCGGTTGTCCTGCTGTAGATCCAACATAAAATGACCATTTTCCGAACGCTTGGCCGAGTGTATTTCTTGTGATATTTGGGAGGGGAATTTCGGAAGAAAGCGCGAGCGTTCCGGTCCATGGGGTATAGGTAGAAAGATCCAGGAACCAATTCCCGTCGGAAAGCACAATCGAATACCCGTTAGATATGAAATTATTCATCGCCGCAATCAATCGAATCGCTTCTGTTTCATCAACGGTTGCAGGAATCACCGAAGTACAGCGACACCAGAACGTCATGGACCCTCCGTAGGAGAGGGTTCCATCGGGGTTTGTTACCTGCTCGGTATGGCTAGGGAAGATGTTGAACGTGTCGTTTACATTGATTCCGGTTTTCGACGCTAAATAAGCTGGAGGATTTGCACGGGTGGAAACGTCGCCGGATTGCTCTCTCGTCTGGCAATAATACGACAGCGTCTCGACTGGGAGTGCTTGCCCGCATTTGAGGGATGCCGGAGAATCACCGAACGCCATGCCGCCGAACTGTGAGACGATGGAGGTTTTGAGGTAGGTCGGATCCGTGGGATTGGTCACGTCCACTGGGTCGGTGTCGAGTTGCGTGGACGTGCGGATGCCGTAGAGCGGCTCGTTCCCCAGGTACGCGGGAGACTTGGCGACGACGTAGATCGCGCCGTCTGCGACCTGGAGGTCCACCGACTGGAGTTGGGAGAGCTTGACCACATCGTAGATGCTCCCGTTCGCCGGGATGTAGCCGATCCAGATGTCCCAGCCAATGGGGTTGACGTGGGCGTCGGCGATGTCCACCGCGATCAAGCCGTCCGCGTCGAGGATATCGTAATTGCCGTCGAAAGCTTGTGCCAGGAACCCATTCCCCATCGATAGGTCCGCTGTCTGGGATGTCGTCGCATCGCTCTTCAGGAGCCCGTGCCGGTAGGTGATCGTGGGACCTGCCCCAATGAGCGGGAGCGCGGGAAGATCCGTCCGGTCCGCGTCCGCCGTCGTGAACCCGACCTCGCTTCCGGCCAGGATTGAGGATCCCCCCGTCCCCGGTTGGAGCGTGCTCATGTAGATCAGCAGTCCACCAGAAGTCATCGCGTCCCCTTCATGCTACAGACAGATCTAATTTGCATTCCCAGTACCCGGCCACGCGGTTGATCTTCATGCCGGTCGCCAGCGCGTTGACCGTCGATGGCTGGCCGGGCCCGGAAGCACCCGCCGAGGTGAGGGCGAATGAGGTCCCGCGGATCGCGCGGAACCAGGTGATCCAGGCGTCCATGATCTGTACGTCCACATGATCCCCGATCATGCCCATGTCGCGCCCCCGGCCATGCTGGACGCCCGTGTAGACCGGGACGGTGCGGTTCGGCAACGGGTCTGCCGCGTTGCTCGCGTCCTGGAGTTGATGCGCTACGAACTTGGTCGCCATGATGGCCGGTACGGTGGCCGAGAACGTCGGAGCTACTCCGCCGCGTTCATTCTCGTTGCCCCCCAGGGTGACCGATGCACAGAAACGGACCGTGAGCTTGTACCCGAACAGGTCCACGATGGGCGCTTTCCGCCCCATGCTTTCGAGCTTCGCGCCGGTCTTGATCGTGCAGTCCTTGAGCACCCAGACGAGGTTCACCGGGTCCCAGGATCCGAAGCCCGGGACAGCGGCGTGGGTCGAATCACCGGGGAGCCAGAGGTCGAAATGCCAACCGGGCGCGTAGGGGGGGAGATAGGTCTCGATCAGTGCAGCGTTGGCCGCATTGGTCCAGAGGGAGAATTCCATTTCCACGGTGTCGAAGGCCTGCGGACTGGAACCCAAGTACAGCGCATTGAACCTCGGGGCACCGCCGACAGGCCGATCCCAGTTGCCGGGCCGGATGATGGTCATGAGCAGGTCGCGCTCGATCCCCTCGAAGGCGGAGGCACCGGACGACGTGACGAACTGGGCACCGCTCAATGGGATCCGCCACTGCTGTTCGTGGTGGCGTTGCGGATGGTCCGCAAGATGGTGGCCTGGTCGCCGCCATGGATGTGGACATGGACCGTGTTTCCGCCGTTGTTGTTGTTGGTCGTGTGGCTGGTCTGGAAAATCTGACGGGGGACAGCAGCGAGGGAAAGTTCCGGTCCCCGCTCTCCGACCATCGCCATGCCGCCGAACTGCGTGCCTCCCACCGCGTGGCCGCCGCTGAACTGCGCCTGCATCATGGCGGCCTCATACGCCGTCGAGCCCGCAGCGTCCGCGCCGCCACTGGTCGCGATGGAGGCGAGCATCGCGGGGACTGCCCAGGCGGTGCCCATGATGACCGATTGCGCCAGGCTCACCACCGTCTCCGAGATCAGACGCGCGACAGCCTGTTCCGCCATATTCTCGAAAACGGCATCCAGCTCCTTCGCGCTGAACTTGCCCTGTTCCATGAGGAGGATCTGCTGCTCCATGCCTTTCTGTGCCGCGTCGAAGTACTTCTGCTGGGCCTCTTGGCGCCTCTTCGCCTCTTCCTGGGCGATCCTCGTCTTCTCCGCCTCCCACTTCGCGAACTGGTCCACCTCGCGCTGCTCAAGGCGCGATTTCTCCTCCTGGGACTTGGTGAGGTCCGCCATCATCTTGGCCTGCGCCTTCGCCTCGTTCCCCTGTTCGTCCTTGGTGACGCTGGACCCTTGTCCGGCTACATCCGCCTCGGTGCCGCCCGGATGCGCCATGGAGTAGGCGCCGTACGAAATCCCCGTGGCCTTCTCGAACTGCGAATCCGCCTCGCCGGGGGTGCGGTCTTCCTTGCTGTGGGTGCGGCCCTTCTTCGCGAAGCTCTTGCGGATGTCGTCTTCGGCCTGAAGTTCAGCCCGCAGGACCGTTTTGTAGTTGTCGCTCCCGACGGCAAATTCTTCGAGGCGACCTTTCCACTCGTCCTTGATGTTCTGGATTGCGATGGCCAGAGAATCCTTTCCAAGGGCCTTCTGGGCTTCTTCGAGGGCCTTTTTCTGTTCCTCTGACATAGGCGCGGGACCGGTGGATGCGCCGCCCTTCCGGTCCGTCGGATTGGGTGCATTTTCTTGCTCAGCAAATGCACGACCAACTGGCGTAAAAGCGCCAAGCGCTGCCATGAAGCCATGATTCGCGCCAAGTGTAGCGGCATCCGCTTCCATGTCCTTGAATGCTCTCCGCAATCCGGCAAAGTATTCGCCGGAATTCTGCTTCATGACCATCCAGTTCTTGTCGATTTCGATCTGGTCCGAGATCGTCTTGTCGAAGTCAGACTTCACATCGTCCGGGATCTTCATCGCCTCGATGGCCCGTTTCGCCGCGTCACCTCCTTCCATGAGGACGGGAATCAGCTTCTCTCCGCCCCTCCCAAGAAGTTCCGTCACGAACGCGGCACGATCCATTGCGTTCGACATTCCGCTAACCTTGTCAGCGATTTGCTCGAATGCGTCCATTGGCTCATGGGCTGTGATTCCGAGTTCACGGAATTTTTCCGGATTCTTTCCGAGATTCTTTTCCAGGATTCCAAACGTCGTCGCGAGATGGTCAACCGAAACGCCGGTACCTTGCGTCATGTATTGGAACCCGAGCATGTCTTGGCCAGAGACGCCAAGTTCCTCGCCAAGCAGTTTCATCTGGTGCCAGTTCTCGGCAGCGGCCTCCGAAGCCTTCCACATGGCGACACCAACGCCGACCGTAGCGACCACCGCGAGCCCGGCCGCGACGACGTAGGGGCCGCCCATCATGGTCACGGCAGACTTGAGGGCACCTACAAGACCTCCGTTCTGTTCGGCCAGGACAGCAAGCGTTCCAGGAAGGCGGTTCGTCCGGCCCATCGCGAGTTCCCGGCCCGCAACGATCAGCTGCTGCTTGGACCGGGCGTTGAGGTGGTCCGCCTCGGTGTCAACCATCGTGGCCTTGGTGAGCTGCTGGATCTCTCCCTGGAGCATCCGTGATTCCATGATGGCCCGCTGCATCGCTGGATCGTCAAGCGCTTCCTTGCGCAGGACCAGGGCGTCCCTCTGCTCAAGGATCGAGGACCGAACCTGCTTGATCTCGTCATTCCATGCGCGTTCGGCGGAACCCATGCGATCAGAGGAAGCGACGGCGCGAGAAATCATGTCCTCATGAGCCGGGGTTACATCGTCCTGGAACTTCGCCCGGTAGAGGAGATCCCGCTCAGTTACCGCCATTCCCGAACCCTCCCACGCTTGGCGCTTCCATGCCGGTCGCGTGCGCCTCGTTGATCGCGCTGTCCATCATCATGATCCCGCTCGATGCTTTGAGCAAATTCGCTCCCGGAACCGGGAGACCCATTTTGAGCCGTCGAGATAGGGCCCGGATGCATCCCACCTCGGCAAGGACAAACCGTGTCGGATCATCGAAGCGGTCGCGCTCATCGCTCCAAGGCGGGGTCCACCGCTGTCGGGCCGGTCTGCCCTTGTCGTCGTAGACAGGCGCACGGATCAGACCTGTTGCAAGTCCGGCGCAGACTCGAAAGACTCGAATTCCGCGTCGGTCCATGCGTTGTTGCTGCGCAGATCCCAAAACAGATCGCATTTGTCCGCAGGAGGTAGGTACTGTCCACTCTCTTCCCAGGAGACAAAAGGCTTCACGAATCCGCTCCACGTCCGGACGGCTTCGGAAAGAACTTCCTGGATCAGGCCGGAGTCGAAGGACGCGTATCCGCGCGCAGCATTCTCGTCCTCGGCTCGACGCTGAATCGCCTTGATCTCCTGATCCTTGCGCTTGGCTGGGGCCTTCGTGGCTCGCACAGCTTCGATCTCGCGCTCCGTCTCGGCATTCGCCAAGGCGAGGCGGTTCCGATAGGTCGCGTTCGCCAATTCCAATCGCAGGGAGAGATCGGAGGAAAGCGGCCCCACTTCGACCCAGGGAGACCCCTTCATGGCCACCTGCCGACCCCGGAGGAAGTCCACATAGTCGCGGCGGATGACGATCTGGCGTTCCTTCTCGTCCTTGATGTCCTTGATGGACTCCCACACGCGATCCGCGAGCTTGTCCCGGAATTCCTTGCGGAACTTCGGCGGTACCCACTTGTAGGTCACGCTCGGATCGATCCCGTACAGGACGGGTGCTTGTGGGATGTTGGGCTTTTCGATTTCGGAAGACATTGCCGGTCTCCTTTGCCGGTGAGGTGTGGAAGCAAAAGCGCGTGCGGTGTACCGGAAACCGGCAGAGTACGGCAGAGGCCGCACACGCAACCGCCGAAGCGGCTTAGGTGAACGCCAAGGCGAAGGCGTCCGATGCGGAAGATGTCTCGGTCCGATGAAGCCCGAGGGTCGCCTCGTACCCATAGGCCGCGTTGAACTTCTTGTTCGACACCGCCTCGAACTGCGCGTTCGAATTGGTGGACACCGTGAAGATCGACCCAGCCGTGGTCCCCAGCTGGAGGGAGTTCGCGAACCGCGTACCGGTGCCGAACTGGTTCAGCGTGTCCATGAGAGCTTTTGTCCGCGTGCGGTACCCGACCTTCAACGTCGCGTCACCGCCACTCGGCAGAGCGTAGAGCAGGCCGTTCGCGTTGACGATGGACGTCGCCATATCCGCCTTCTGGCCGCGGTTGAATTCGATGCTATCGCACTCCTCCACAAACAGGCCTGTCGGGGTCCCGGCGAACGTCCCGAAGCGGACAGCCAGCGCGGTTTCGGCCGGGTAGGTGAGCACTCCGACCGGCGTAGTGGTCGCGCCGCCGGAAAGCTGGAACGCTCCAGTGAAGTCGTAGGTGACCATCAAAGGCGCTTGGATCTTGTCGCCCTTGAAGGTGAAGTTCCCGTTCACGCCCGATGCGACGTAGCGCAGCGCTGCCGTACCGTCATTGGACAGGACTTCGAAGCCGAGGGTCAGGCTCGGAGCGCCGTAGATGTTGCTCGCGTAGGTCACCGACATGGACGCCACGATGGTTTCCGAGAGCCAGCAGGCCTTCCAGAGCGGGCCGTACTTGGGCGCAGTGCCCGCAACACCAGATCCGAACAGGCGATGCCCGAACTTCACGCCGACCGGGACCTGCCCCATGACGGTCGTGATGGACTGGTCAGAAGGGCCGTCCGGGTTCCGCTTGACCATTTCCGGCTTGATCTCCATGGAGACGTCTTGCATGTTGCCCAGGATGTTCCCGGCCACGAACAGGAAAGCATCCGCGATGGGCGTGCCCGCAGTGACTTCGGCCATGGCGTAGACGGTCGCAGACTTCGCGTAGAAAATCAGGGGGTTCGGCATATCAGGGCTCCTTCAGTTCAGAAACGATGGGCTCGGCGGTGGTTTCGGCTTCGCCGATCAAGCGCTGCAATTCCGCCTTGAGTTCGGTTTCTCCGAGGGTGAGCAGGTAGCGCAGCTCGGACACCGCCCAGCGGGTCCCCTGCGATTCGATGTATTGGAGCGTCGGAAGTGCCATGGTGGCCTCTCAGGATTAAGTGTTGATCCAGTCGGTTTCTTGAGTCGAGTCCTGCGCGATGTGCTGGTACCGGCAAACCCCGTGGATATGGACGCCCAGGAGCATCCCATTTTCCCATGGGAAGACGTCGTAGTTCTTCTCCAGCACGTTGGTGTAGAGGGCTTGGTTCCCGCGGGGAATGTCCAGGTAGGCGACGCGGACGAGATCCGCCATGAGCAAAGTGGCGTGCGCTGTGGGCTCCATGTTGTCGCGCAAAGGGATCAAAGCCCCGATCCCGAACGGGAGATCGTAGACGCGGAGGTTCGTCGTGGACTCGGATTCGATGTACTTCTCATCCTCCAGCCAGACGACACCGACGGGGAACTGCCCATTGGTCGCCCTGGTGGAGATATCGAATTTGCCGCGCACTACCTGGGGCTGGGACCAGTTGAACTGGTATCCGTTGTTCGTGTTCGCGGCGGCCAGCGTGTTTTCCAGGTCCTGGGCGATTCGCAGATTCACCGGTGTGGCGTAGGTCACGGTCCCGGAGGCGGTGTTCACGCCGTCTGTGATCTGGACGACCACCGCACCTGCGGAGAAATCGACTTTCCCGCTGGTCACGCGAACGGGCCATGTCGCCGTGATCTCCGTGTCTGACGCCACCACGAAGTCAACCAGGGCGCGTCCGTCCACGGTACCACCGGTGTAGCCCGTGAACCCCGTTCCGATGATCGTCAGCGTCCCGGTGGAAATCGGAGTGATCCGAGCCGGGGAAATGGATGTGATGGCGGTCATGCCGCAGCCTGCACAAGTTGGTCAAGCCCCGATTCAAGATCCGGGATCATGGAGTTCCAAAGCTCCGTCGCGCCCAGGCGAGGATCGACACGGACATGGATCTTGAGGATGAACAGCGGAACGATCTTCTCGCCACCCGCGAAGACGTGGCCCTTGTAGCCCACGGCGCCCTTGATCGCCATGCTGGACGCCTTCTGGCCCTTCGTCTGAGTCTTCCCGAAGAACACACCCTTGGCGAAGAAGCCGCCTTGGTCAATGGCTTCCGTCGGCGAGATGCGCGCGACACCGGTCGGGGTCATGTTCTCTTCGGTCGGAATCCAGAGGTATTTCCCCTTCACCGGCACGATGTCCGCACCGTTCTCCTGGACCCATCCGTATCCGTGGCGTCCATCCTGTTCGGCAGCCGGTCCGGACAGCCAGTTGGTCGTCGTGATGGTTGTGTCTGTGCTGATGGTCTGGACGTTCCAACCGGTGGCAAGGTTACTGGTACGCCGATTCACGCCAGGGCGACCGCTCATGCGCTCGATCTTCAATCGCGCGTCGAAGGTGTTCCCGTGGGCCTGGAAGAGGTTGAACGCGCCGTCCCGAATGGTTCCGGGCGGAGTTGAGGGGGGTGGAGTGAATTCGAAGGAGAGTGTGCCCATCAGCATCCCACCCCGTAGTACTGGAAGTTGTCGCAGGCGTCCTTGAGGGTCTGGAGAACTTGGTACTCGCCCATGTATGTCGTCTGACCGCTCCCGGAGGTGGTCGAGTGCTTCCCGGCCGACCGGCGTCGTTCATAGGCGTAGTTGACTTGCCGGATGACTTCCGCCTCCAAGCTCGCGTAGTTGTTGGCAACCGATTCTCGGATGCAATCACCCAAAGTGATCGATGCTCCAGAATTGCAGGCAACCAAGTCGCCAACATCGAAGTTCCCGATGTCTGGTTGGAACGTGACAACCATCGCAGTCAAATCGATGGCAGTGATCACGATGCGCTCCCCGTTGACCTGGTCGTAGGTGCCAACCACAGGCTCTCCGGTGAACGAGGCGAGCGCGTAGACCGTCGAGATCGGATCGTAGACATACCCCGCTGTGATGTTGAGCTTGTACTCCTTCGTTGGAGGGGGATAGATCCTGGGGTACGGAACGCAAAGATGGATCCGGAGTTGGTCAGGGTCCAGTGTGTAGTCGTTGCCCTCGGTCAGGGTGGTGTAGCCGCTGTTCCCGAAGAGACCCAAAGGGTCGTAGAAAAACGAATTGATGGAACGGACGAGTACATGCTGAGGGAAGAGGGTAGCCCCTCCCATCGATGTCATGTACTCGTCGAAGGTATCGACCTGAAGCGGCACATTGATGTACTTCTCGACGATCTGGGATGTTGCCGCCAACTCCCGAGCGTAGTCACGGCGCATCTGCATGGAGTAGTCGTTGACGCTCCAGTCGGAATTGCTGTTGTTCAGCTCGACAGTTTGCAGGCAACGAGCCAGCGTCGAAAGAATCATCGTGCCGCCTTCGCCTTTCCCTTAGTTCGACAGGGCCAAATAGTCCGTGCCGGCGACGAAGCCGCTGGGAGGCGACTGCATCAACTGGAACGGGGTGTAGATGGCTGCGATAGTGGCATTCGTCCCGGTGGTCGTAAGCACGATGCGGAGCGTGTCGTGACCGAACATGGCGTCGCCGATGCTGATGGCCTTGGCGCCGGCTGCGGACAGCACGAGGCTAGCCCCGTAGTCGGTCCAGGTCGAACCGGAGTCGTCGGAGTACTGCAACTTCGCAGTCACGGTACCTCCACCGACGGATCCGACAGCGACGATGAAGCCACATTCGGCGCCGTCCTTGGGGTTGCCAGCGAGCAAGATGGTAGTGCCGTTCACGGACGAAGCCGATGCCACGGTCTGCGGGGCCACAGTCACGATCGGAGCGATCGCGCTCGCGAAGTTGTTAGCGTTGACAGACATTTTGTGTCTCCTTTTTCGGATGGAAGAGAGGGGCACGGCGTTTTACCGCGCCCCTGGATTGGATCAGATGGTCGAAGCCGAGGTGGTCCTGAGGTCCAGGGCCACGAACAGTTCGGCCGGGTTGCGGATGATCGGCGTGTAGTCCAGATCGCCGGCCAGGGCCAAGGCGTTCCGCTCGAAAGCGGACTGACCCTGCACCACGGCAGTGTCGGAAACCTTGACCTGCACGCCTCCCCAGGCGTAGACCACGATGTTGTCGAACTGGCCGAAGAACGTGTCCGCGCAGTCGGTCGAGGATCCGACGGTCTGGGCGGTCCGAAGGTCGGTCAAGCGCAGGACCTGGCGGTCCGAGCCCATGGCCTTCTTCAGGTTCTCGTCCGAAGCCAGAGTCCCCTCGGGCAACAGGGAGAACGTCCCGTTGCCGTTGATGACGCTGTTCTTCATGTTGCGAGCGACTTCGGGGCGAGCGATGATGGAGAAGTTCTCGGTACGGCCGTTGGCCTGCGCGAGGATGTCTTCCATCAAGTTCGCGTCCAGGTAGGTCCCGATCTTGCCTGCGGTTCCGGCGGTAGTGGATCCGCTGTTGGCGAGGTAGACCTTGGACACGCCCGGGTCGTAGAACATACCACGGGGAGCGCCGCTGGAACCAGTGCCGTAGAGTGCGGAGTTCTGGACTTGGCGCCAGAGGGAGTACAGGATTTCGGACTGGAAGATGTCTGCGTACTCGCTGGCCTGGAAGATCAGCCGCTTGGAAAGCAAGCCGGTCGCACCGACGCGGTAGGGGACCGCGGAGATGAATTCCCAGTTGATCCCCGTGCAGATGAGCTGTCCGTTTTCCGAGACGTTGCCGACGGTCGCGAGCGAGGTCTGGCGAGGGATCGTCAGATTTCCGGTTCCGGCGGGAAGCTCGGAGTAGCGGGCACCTGCGTTGAAGATCGTCCGCTCGTTCGGGCGGAGCTTCTTGACCCACTCGGAGCCCAGGACCTCATGCGAGATGAAGACGCCGCCGGCTGTGTCCAGCGAAGCCGACTCGAAGACCGTGGCCTTCTGGAGCATGAATTCAGCCATCTCGCGTTCGGCACCGACGTACCCGTAGGCCTTGCAGATGGCGGGATTGTCGAGCTTGAGGCGACCCAAGCCCATGTCGGGCTCGCGGGTATTGACCAGGGCGCTGGCCACGAGACCCTTGATGTAGGCACCCAGGGCAAGCCGGGCGTCCACTTCCTTGCCGCCGAAGTCCTGCGCGAACATGGCCTTCTGCTCGGCCTGCTTCTTCTGATTGGCTGCAATCTCGGCCATCTGGGTTCCCAGGGTGGCGAGCTTGGCCTCCATCTCGGGAATGCCCTTGAGGGCCTCGGCCGACCTGTTGTAGTCCGCGGTGAGCTGGTCGATCGCGGACTTGATTTCGAGTTCCGTAGGCATGTTATGCCTCCTTCTTCGTGGTGGTGTGCTGCGATGTCTGGGCAAGGTCGATCAGGCGCTGCATTTCCGCCACGTCGAGTCCTTTCCCGTCTTCGCTCTTGGATTTGCTGGATTTCGTTGTCGCCGTGCCGTTGCAGTCGTCAACCTCTCCCAGGTTCACGGCGTCGGCTTCAGTGTGCGATGGGTCGTCGTCTGGGTCGTCTCCCAGGGGCGGCAATCGCGTGCCCAGGATCTCCGCAGCGGCGGCCAAGTATGACAAGGCCGACTGGAGATCGGCGCTGGAGATGTGGAGAATGTCGCCGTCGTCCTTCATCTCCAGCCGCTTCAGGATGGCGGTATTGGCCTTCTTCTGCTCGGCGGCAGATGTGGTCAAGGACTGGACGAGGGTGGCTTGCTCGGAAAGCGTCTTGGCCATGGCGTCGATCATGGACTTGATCTCGGGGGCCAGTACGGGGACGACAGGCTCCACGGGAGAAGGATCAACGACAGGGGCGACCACGGGCACCTCGAACGACTTGCGCTCGTACATCGCCGCCTTGGCGAACATGGACCACGGTGCGCTGTCGCAAGTGGCCATGCGGTCGAACATCTCGGAATCGATTTTCTTTTCTGCCAGCGACTTGGCGACCACACCGACAAGAGCGCTCGCATTCATCGGGATCCCGACGAAGGAAAGTTCGAGGAGTTGAGACTTGTCCCAAATGCGGCGCACCTTGTCGCCGTAAAGATCCACGTCCGCCTTGGTCGCCCAATGCATCTCGGTCGGGACGGCACCAACGCTGACACCCTTGGCCAAACCGGACTTGTAGAGCTGGTAGCAGAATTCGGCGATTCCGAATTTGTCGTACCGCTCGGGGACGAAGAACGCATCGATGACGGCGGTCTTCGTGGCGGTGTCCACGTAGGCCTGGAGTCCGCGCGCGATCGTGTGATCGAGCGTCTGCCGGTGATCGGCGAACATGGCTGGGTTGGTCAGCCAAGTTGTGAAATCCCATCCGTTGGACTTGACCACGTCGCCAATTCCGTCCACGTCTTCGGTGCTGGCCACCAGACGCACGAACCGTTCGGCCACCTCTTCGGGGGTGATCTCCTTGGGGTCGATTCCGCGGGCGATCATCAACGCCTTGATCGCGTTTGTATCCAGCCCGGCATCGGAGGCTTTCGTGACGATCAGATTTCCGCTCTTGAATTCCATGTTTTCTCCTACGCTGCCACGATTATGCATCTGCAATTGATGACCTCGGAAGCGGATGCGCCGGGCTCATGTGGCTGTTTCAAGCCATTCGGGAACTTGTCCCCAAAAGTGACCGGCCCGAACGCATCCGCTTTGTCGTGTGTTGGCCGAACATGGGCGTCGTGGGCGCTAACCCACCGAACTTTCTTCACGCCGTTGGCCTTCATGATGGAGTGACGGTAGTCCGACATGACGGCACCAAGCTCTGTCCGGGCGATCGTATTTGCCCGGGTCATGGCATTGTCGAAGACCTGGCTGACTTCGGACCGGAGCTGGGCGGCGATTGTGATCGGTTGTGCTCCGGCGTTGTCGCCCAAGGCGCGGCGCAGGCTGTCTGAGATCTGCGTGCGGATCGTGTCGTTGACATTGACCGCATCGCCAAGCCGATCCAGTACGATGTCGCGGTGCCCTTCCGGGGCCGTCCCGAGCCATGCCGAGATGTCGCCCAGCTCATCCAGCATCTGGTTTTCCGTAGACGTGCGGATGGCATCAAACGACATCTTCCATGCCAACTGCATCTCCGCATTGGCATGGGCCTCATCTGGTAGGAGTGCGTCAAGATCGCTTTCGCCCGGGATATGGGGTTCCGACTTGGTGTTGATCCCGACGAAGATGGACGGGTCAGACCACGCCTTGGCTTCGCGGTCGATATGCTTGCCGGTGTTCAAGAAGGTATTCAGGGCCTTCATAACTTGGCCCTTTTGCCTGCGCACACACTTGGTCGTGGCGGTCAGCATTTCGGGTTCATGCGGGGTCACGCAGTTTGCCCAGATCTTCACGGCCAAGGCCTTGCGCTTGTCCTTGCCCAGAGCGTGGGCCTGCTTGAGCGTCCCACGAATCATATCCAAGGGAGAGGCGACGGCTTTCGATTCCGGCTTTTCCTTCTTGGCGGGCTTGTGCTCTGCTGCGCTTTGCGCTTGCGCCTGGTCGTCCACCGCAGCAGCGGCCGCGGTCTGATCCTTGGGTGC